ATGACGCTCTCGACAGACGTGCAGCGCCTTGAGCCAGGGCAGATCGTGACGCTCTACACCCTCGACGCCGAGGCGATTGGTGCTGAGGTGTACCACTTCCACAGCCACGATGCCGGCCCGATCAGCTTCAAGGGTGTGCAGTACGACCCGTGGCCGCTTGAGGCTAGCGGGTTCGAGATGAGCGGCAGCCGCAACCCTTCGCCGAGCCTGAAGATGGGAAACGTCGGCGGCTTCATCACGGCGCTGTGCTTGGAGTTCGACGACATGGTTGGCGCCAAGCTGACCCGTCGGCGGACGCTGGCCAAGTACCTGGATGGAATGCCCGATGCCGATCCGGATGAGGAGTTTCCGCCGGAGATCTGGTTTATCGAGCAGAAGGTCGGCGAGACGTCCGAGGCGGTGGAGTTCGAGTTGGCCAGCGCCATGAACTTCCAGGGTGTTCAGCTGCCGCGCCGGCAGATCATCGCGAACCACTGTCCGTGGCGGTACCGGAGCGCCGAATGCGGCTACACCGGCCCGCCAGCGGCGGATGAGTACGACATCATCACGACGGATGCGGCGCGGGACAAATGCGGCAAGCGGCTGCAGAGCTGCAAGCTGCGGTTCGGCGCCAATGGCAGCCTGAGCTTTGGGGGCTTCCCCGCGGCGGCCCTCGTGCGCTAACCCGGTTCCAGTCCAACAGCCCGCCACGCGCGGGCTTTTTTGTGGGTGCAGACATGCGACTACCAGCAGCGGCCAAGCGGCACGCGGAATCCTGCTACCCCCGGGAAAGCTGCGGCCTGATCGTGGATGGCCATTATCGGCCTTGCCGGAATGCGGCATCGACGCCAAGCGAGCACTTCGTCATCGATCCGGCCGACTACAAGGCAGCCATGCGCGAGGGAGAAGTGCAGGCCGTGGTGCACAGCCACCCGGACTACCCGGCGCAGCCCAGCGTGGCGGACCGAGTCGCCTGCGAGGAGTCTGGCCTGCCTTGGGCAATCATTCCGGTGGAGCAGGGCAAGGCGGGCAAGCACGTCTGGCTCAAGCCAGAAGGCTGGCAGGCGCCGCTGATCGGCCGAGAGTTCGTGCATGGCGTGCATGACTGCCTGTCCATCGTTCTCGACTTCTACCGGCGCGAAATGGGCATCGATCTCGGCCACTACGAGCGCGAGGACGGCTGGTGGGATCAGGGGAAGGACTATTACCGAGAGCTGCTGCCGAGGGCCGGCTTCCACCCGGTGAGCAACCTGCAGCACGGCGACGTGGTGCTGATGCAGATCCGGTCCCCGGTACCGAACCACGCCGGCATTTATCTCGATTCGGGCGTGCTGGCTTCCGAGCCTGAGCACTACCCGGCCCCGCAATCAATCCTCCATCACCTCTACGGGCGCGACTCAAAGCGCGACCCGTATGGCGGCTATTGGCTGGAAAAGACAGTGAGTATTTGGCGCCATGAAACTCAAGACAATCAGGCTGTACGGAAAGCTGGGGGCTAAGTTCGGTCGCGTTCACCGCCTGGCCGTAGCGAATGCCGCCGAAGCAGTCCGCGCGCTGTGCGTGATGCTGCCTGGCTTCGAGAGCCACATGTCCAATGCGCCGGGTGGATACGCGGTGTTCTACGGCCGCGAGAATGTCGGCGCTGAGGCGCTTGGCCACCCGTCCGGCAAGGATGACATTCGGATCGCGCCAATTCCGGCAGGCGCCAAGCAGGGCGGGATATTCCAAGTTGTGGTAGGCACCGTGCTCATCGTGGCCGGCGCAGTCACGGCCAACCCGGCGCTGATGATGGCAGGCGCTGCAATGGCAATCGGCGGGGCGGTGATGATGCTCTCTCCGCAGCCAAGCGCGGCAGAGTCGGCCGACTCGGCCAACAACCGTTCCAGTTACGCATTCAACGGCCCGGTAAACACCGAGGCCCAAGGCAACCCTGTGCCGCTGCTCTACGGTGAATTGATCGTCGGGTCTGCGGTGATTTCTGGCGGCGTTTACGTTGAGGATCGGGCATGACAGCAATGATCAAGGGCGCAAAGGGCGGCAGCGACAAGCCGCGCACACCGAAGGAGTCGCCCGATAGTCTGGTCAGCATCGCCTATGCCCGCCTGATCGACCTCATCTCCGAGGGCGAAATCTACGGGCTTGTCAACGGCTCGGCGTCCATCTACCTGGACGAGACTCCGGCGTCGACCAGTGGCGGTTCGTCCTTCAGTGGCTTTAGCTGGGAGCAGCGTACCGGCAGCCAGGACCAGTCCTACCTGGCCGGCTTCCCGCAGGTCGAAAACGAAATCAACATCGGCGTTGAGCTGCAGGCCTCTGCGCCGTGGGTGCGCTCGATCACGAATACTGACCTGTCGGCGGTTCGGATCAACTTCACCGTCCCGCGCCTGGCCAAGCAGAACACCAGCAACGGCGACACTACTGGATACCGCGTCGAGTACGCCATCGACGTAGCGGTCGGCATGGCCGCCTACCAAGAGGTGCTCAAGGGCGCCTTTGATGGAAAGACTTCGGGCGGCTATGAGCGCTCGGTGCGCATCGATCTTCCGGCAGGCGCCGGCGGCTGGCGCGTACGCGTGCGGCGCCTGACCCCGAATAGCACGACGTCAACCATCGCAGATACGGTCAACATCAAGTCGTTCACCGAGATCATCGACGCCAAGTTCCGCTATCCGAACTCGGCAATCGTTGGCGTCTCGTTCGATGCAGAAACATTCGGCGGATCGGTGCCGCGCCGGGGCTACCATGCCCGCGGCCGGATCATTCGCGTGCCGAGCAACTATAGCCCGGAAACTCGCACCTACACCGGCATCTGGGATGGCACGTTCCAGCTGGCGTACAGCAACAACCCGGCATGGATCTACTACGACCTGCTGCTGCACCCGCGTTACGGCCTTGGCGACCGAATCGACGCGAGCCAGGTGGACAAGTGGGGGTTGTACCAGATCGGCCAGTACTGCGACCAGCTCGTCAGCGACGGCCAAGGCGGCATGGAGCCGCGCTTTGTCTGCAACCTCTACCTGCAGAAGCGCGCTGACGCCTACAAGGCGCTGCAGGACATCGCCGCCGTGTTCCGTGGCATCACATACTGGGGCGCCGGCCAGGCGATCGTCTCGGCCGATATGCCGGCTGACCCGGTCTACACCTACACCAACGCCAACGTCAAAAACGGCAAGTTCAGCTACAAGGGCAGCAAGCGCAGCACCCGCTACAGCGCCGTTCTGGTGGGCTGGAACGACCCGTCCGACATGTACCGCCGAAAGGTCGAGTATGTGCAGGATGACGACGCTATAGCTCGTTTCGGCGTCCAGACTGCCGAAATCACGGCGCTCGGCTGCACCTCGCAGGGCCAGGCGCAGCGCGCCGGCCGCTGGGCGCTGCTGACAAACCTGCTTGAGACGGAAACGGTCACGTTCTCTGTCGGGCTTGACGGTATTCGTGCACGTCCAGGCCAAATCATTCGAGTGGCTGACAATGCTCGGGCGGGGCGTCGTATTGGCGGCCGGCTGAGTGCTGCAACGGCAACCGTCATCACCGTGGATAAGGTCGAAGGCGTGCAGAGTGGCGACGAGCTGACCTGCATCCTGCCGAGCGGCGTCGCGCAGACCCGCAGCATCGTCGCGGTAGACGGGCATCAGCTGACTGTCGCACCTGCATTCGACGCAGCGCCTGTCGCACAAAGCGTGTGGGCTTGGGAATCGACCAGCCTGGCGGCCCAGCGCTACCGGATTGTCAGCATCGCCGAGTCCGGCCCGCTGGAATATGCCATCACGGCGAGTAAGTACGTCGAGGGCAAGCACGCCGCGGTCGACAGCGGGGCGATCATCAGCCAGCGCCCGATCACGGCAATCCCCTCCAGCGTGCAGGCTGCTCCGACGAATATCCGCGCTATCAGCGACTGGATGATCGAGCAGACCATGGCCGTCACCACAATGACGATTCTCTGGGATGCTGCGCCCGGTGCCACCCGCTACGACGTGGAGTGGAAGCGCGGCGACGGGGCCTGGGTGTATGCAGGGCGCGTTGGCGGTACCGAGATTGACGTGGTCGGCATCTACGCCGGCACCTACCAGATCCGCGTCCGCGCACTGAATAGCCTGGATGTGGCGAGCCCTTGGGGTTACAGCGAGGCGATCGATCTCGCCGGCAAGGCAGGAACGCCGCCCGCCGTGGCCTTCCTGAATGCAGTGCCTGAGGTTTTCGGGATTCGCCTGGAGTGGGGCTTCCCGGCCGGAGCAGAGGACACGCTGCGGACCGAGATCCAGTATGGTTCGACGCAGAACGTGCAGGATGCACTACATCTTGGCGACTACGCCTATCCGACCAGCTCGCACACCATGACCGGCCTGGCCGCTGGCGTGACGTTCTGGTTCCGCGCGCGCCTGATCGACAGGACTGGCAACATAGGTCCGTGGTCTGATTGGGTGATGGGGCAGTCCAGCGCTGACGCAACGGCAATCCTTGAGTACATCGCTGGCCAGATCAGCGAAACCGAGCTTGGGCAGAGCCTGCTCGATCGAATCAACCTGATCGATGGCGATGGCCCTGGCTCGGTCAACGATCGGATCAGGGAGCTGACCGACGCGCTGGAGTATTCGCCGCACAACGCCTATCAGGCTGGAGACTCGGTGCGCGATGGGCAGCGGCTGTATCAGGCCAAGATCGACGTGCCGGCCGATCCTGATGGCGCGAACGCCCCGCCGAATGCGACCTACTGGCTCGATATCGGGCAGGTGGTTCAGTCGGCAAACGGCCTTGCGCTGCAGGTCGAGCAGAATACGGCAAGCCTTGAGCTGCTGGATGGCAAGGTCACTGCCGCGGCGTCGAGCCTGGAAGTGCTGCAGGCAGCCTACCGGGATGACGACGGCGAGGGCGACCTAGCCGACGCGCTGAATGGCTGGGATGCATCTGCCCGCATTACTCAGGAGTCCCGCACTCGGGCCAGCGAGAACTCCGCGATGGCTGAGCGGATAACCCAGCTGCAGGCGCAAGTCACGGACGAAATCGGCGCCTCGATCACGGAAATCGAGCGGGTGATCGCTGATGAGTTCTCCGCAGTTGCCGAAACCACTCAGCAATTGCAGGCCGCCGTCGGAGAAAACTCGTCTGCGATCAAGACGACGCAGCAGACGGTTGCCAGCCTGAATGGCGATCTGTCCGCGATGTACTCGGTGAAGCTGCAGCTGACCCAGGATGGCAAGTACTACGGCGCCGGCATGGGGATTGGCATCGAGAACACACCAGAGGGCATGCAAAGCCAGGTTCTGTTCCAGGCCGACCGCTTTGCTGTCATCAACGTGGCCAACGGGCAGATCACCACGCCGTTCGTGATTCAGGGCGGGCAGGTGTACATCAACTCGGCTGTGATCGGCGATGCGTCGATCACCATGGCCAAGATAGCCGACTCGTTGCAGTCCACGAACTATGTGGCCAACCAGCAGGGGTGGAGGCTGGACAAGGCCGGCACCTTTGAAATCAACGGCAGCGTGGCGGGGCAGGGGCGGATGCAAATCACGCATCAGCTTCTGCAAGTATGGGATGCCAATAACGTCAGGCGTATTCGCCTTGGGATATGGAGCTGATATATGCCCTCTGGTTTGCAGACGTGGAACGCTGACGGTTCCGTACAGCTGGACACGACCTTGCTTGTTGGCCGAATCCTCGGATCGGTCTCAATAGCTGCAGGGCAGACCAGCGGGTCTATATCGCATGACGCATTTTCAACCGGGACTCCATTTGCCGTTCCCCTTGTGGACTTCTCCGGAAATGCGATTGACCTATCCCCGACATTTTCTCTCCCCCAAATCAGTGTCTCGGGAGGAACACTGACGTGGACTCGAGCCTCGGTTGTGAATGCATCAGCCGAATCCTTGCCTGCTGGGATCATTTATTTCGGGGTGTACTAGATGCCTGCAGGACTAGAGATACTGAACGGGCAAGGCTCGTATCAGATTGACGGAAACTACGCGAACCTGATGTTTGTTCGGAAAGGTGTTGTTTCCACCGTGCAGGCTCCTGCAGGCGATGCGATGTCGAACAATCCGACCCGTGTCGCCATAACGGTGAATGCCGGAGAGTTTGTTGCGTATTCGTGTCCGCTTCCCGCTGCAGTAGCCGGCAAGTCCGGTACGACGGTTTATATCAACGTTGCGGGCCCGGTCGGAACGCAGGTTAGCTATTGGATATTCGCTGCGGGGTCCGGCACATCTCCCTCGGGACTCCAGGTGTTCAATGAGCAGGGCTCGCCGGTATTTGACGCATCCTGGAAGCTGCTCAACGTTGTTGGAGTATCCGCGGGGGTTGGGACATTCCAGTATCCAACTGGACGAACATATGCAGTGTTCCCGCAGAACCAGCAGATAAGACTGCAGCGCATCCTCTCATACACGGGCGCTCAGCCAACCGTCTATGCGGTTTACGAGCGCCGCCTCTACCACATGGCTGCGTCGATGTCCGGTTCAGCCATAACTGTCGGCGAGGCCCATGTAGATCAGGCAGTCTGGGTCCGGCTTCTCTCTGGAGGGCAGGGTGTTGTGACCAACTGGGACTGCAATCAGAGCAACGGAAACAGCTCTCGATACATCGTGGTAGACGTAACAGGCTTTTAGTTCGCGACTCAAGAAACAACCCGCCTAGTGCGGGTTTTTTATTGCCCACATGAAGGAAATGCCAATGTGGTATTCGGCAGGAACAGTGGCCGTCACGGCCAACAGTGCGACAGTCACCGGGACCGGAACTGCCTTCAGCGCGAACGCTCGCGTTGGTGACGCGTTCCGTGGTCCGGATGGCCGCTGGTACGCGGTCACTAACATCGCCAGCGCGTCGGTGCTCAGCATCTCGCCAGCCTATCAGGGCGATACCGCTACAGGTCAGGCCTACGCGATCGCGCCGATTCAGGGCTACGTGAAGGAGAGTGCAGATCGGCTGCGGCAGTTGACGGAGCAGATCGGCAGTAATCCACTTCTTCAAACAACTGAACCCGCCGAGGCAAGGCAAGCCCTTGGGGCGACGGAGGTGGGCGACGCACTGTTCACGGCTGCCAATGCGCAAGCAGCCCTCCAAGCCCTTGGGGCGACGGAGGTGGGCGACGCACTGTTCACGGCTGCCAATGCGCAAGCAGCCCTCCAAGCCCTTGGGACGACGGAGGTTGGCAGGGCACTGCTGGCCGCCGTGGATGCCATGGCGGCGCGCCAATCCATTGGAGCCGATAACGCCGAGAGCCTGACCGCCGGCCTGCTCAACGTCGCCCGCATCCCGGCCACGCTGACACCGGATAAAGCGTACAGGCGCGGCAACATCCTCGGCACCGTCTCCCAATCCGGCGGCGTGCCGACCGGGGCGATCATCGAGCGCGGCAGTAATGCCAATGGGAGTTATGTGCGGTTTGCGGATGGCACCCAGGAGTGCTGGACATACAAGACAGCCATCGTACCAGCGGGCGGTGTTGTCGGTTTTTCATTTACCAATGCCGCGACGTTTTTGGGCGAAGTGCCGGCTTCGTTCCCATCCGTCTCGCCGGAAAGTTTCACCCTGGAAATCGCATGGGGTATGGAGGCGCACTCGGCGACTGGCGCAACGGTCTATGTACAAAACAAAGGGACTGCCGGCCGAAACGTAGCTGTGTTCTTCCGCACTATTGGCCGCTGGTACTAAGGAACGAACTATGCACATTATCCTCTCTCCCGTCCGTCTCGACGACACGCTAATAGTTTCCAAGTCCGGCGACGTGCTGACCCTCAACGGCGAGGCCTTTGACTTCGGCCCGCTGCCCGAAGGCGCCACCCTGCCGGCTGAGGCGATTTCTTCGGAATGGATCGTCGGCCCCGTCTCGCGCATCGACGGCGAGATGCACCTGACGCTGCGCTTGCCGCACGGGCCAAACCCGTCGCAGGCTGTGGCGTTCCCTGCGCCGCTTACTGTGCTGGGAGACGGCCCGATTCCGCTGCCGTTCGATCCTAAGCCGGAAGTCATCGAAAACCCTGTAGTAGCGGAGGCGTCCGTATGACCATCAACTGGAGCCAATTGAAAACCGCGGAACAGAAGGCAGCGGAGGCAGAAGCAGCCGAGCGAAAGCGCGTCAACGCAGAATCTAGGGCGTATCTTTTGTCTACCGACTGGTATGTGGTCCGCATGCAGGAGACTTGCGTGCCCATACCGGACGACATCCTGCTTGCCCGCCAGGCTGCAAGGGATCGCGTGGTGGATGAAGGGTAAGCCCTATTCAAGTCCATCTAATAGCCCCGCCAGCCGGGGCTTTTTTCTGTCTGGAAGAAAATCATGACCCTCTCTGAAATACGGGAGCGAGCCATAGCGCCCGCTCTCGCGCTGCTGCCTGCGCGGATGTCGAGCCGAGAGGCTGAGATTATGTTGTTGGCTATCACGCAGCAGGAAGACCCGGAGCAGCGGCGCCGCCAGTGGCCGACCGGGCCGGCACGCGGGCTCTATCAGTTCGAACAGGGTGGCGGCGTGCGTGGCGTGCTGAATCATCCGTCGAGCCGCGACCATGCTCGGCGCGTATGTGCTGCGCGTGGCGTTGCGCCGGAGCCTGCTGCCGTATGGGCTGCGCTTGAGCGTGACGACGTGCTCGCCTCTGCATTCGCCCGACTGCTTCTCTGGACCGATCCGAAGCCGCTGCCAAGCGAGCATGACGCGGCTGGCGGCTGGGATTTGTATCTGCGCACATGGCGACCCGGAAAACCTCATCCGAGCCGCTGGCCCGCCCGGTACGCCGCGGCGGTGCGGGAGGTGATGCGATGATCGCCTGGCTGAAGTTTGTGCCCAGCTGGGCCTGGTGGGTGCTGGCTCTGGCTGTTGTGGCCGGCGGGCAGCAGATCCGGGTGCTATCGGCGCAGTCTGTGGCCTCGAAGGCACAGGCCGACCTTGCCAACTACCGCACCGAAGTCAGCGAGCGCGACCGCCGCGCTGCGCTGTTCGTGATTCAGGAAAACCAGCGGCGCCAGGCCGCGACGGAGAAGGCAGATGCAGAGGCACAGGAACAACTGGCTGCAGCGCGTACTGATGCTGAGCGCGCTGGTAGTGCTCTTGAGCGCCTGCAGCAGCGCCTCGCAGCAGCTGAGCAGCGCAGTCGTAACGCCGGCAATGCCATCACTGCCCAGCTCAGCCAGGCAGCCGAGGACGCCGCCCGAGTGCGAGCCGACGTGTTCGGCCGGATTGGAGAGGCTGCTCAACTCTATGCTGGAGTCGCCGACGAGCGGGGAATAGCTGGGTCTGCGTGCGAGAAAGCGTATGACGCAGTGAAGGGGAATTAGATTTGCCCGGACGGGCTGAGATAGGGGAAATTCCTTCCCCAAAACGCAAACGTAAGTGTTTGATTCTGTTGGCGCGGGAGATTGCGCAAAAGAGCGGATTTCTGAGCGTGAAAACTGGCCGAAAGCCGCGCGGCACTAGGCGTTGAGCCTGATTCGTGCGGCGTCCCAGGCTTTGATTCCGTATAGGCACAACCGCTGATCGGGTTCGGACATGGGCGACTCTCCAAGGCTCCTGCAAAACTGGACGGCGGATTATGCCACGGCTTGCCTGCCGATGGTCGCGAAGCACGGGGTCAATGCCGGTATTGCCAGGCCCGTGACCGCGTGGTTGCACGCGGTTCAGCCTCGTCCGGCTGCACCCAGGGCCTGCTCAATGGCCCGCAAGTCCTGCGGGCGAACCACGCGTCCCAGCTCCTGGCCCTTGCTCAGCAGAATCAGCGTAGGCCACAACTTGACCCGGAACGAACGTCCCAGCGGCCGCCCCGGACCATCTTCAATCTTCAGATGGGTGATGCCTGACCGGTCCGCCAGCGCCTTGCCGATCAGCGGTTGGGCGGCGCGGCAGTGGCCGCACCAGGCCGTGCCGAACTCCAGCAGCACGGGGCCTTCCAGCGCGTCCACGTCAGCGCGGCTTGGTTCGATGTTCGCGTAGTGCTCGGTCATTTCCAC